AGTGTATCGGGAATACTCTCTTTTGTCTACGGGGTTAATCACCGAGATGGGGCGAGGTGCCTTCACATCACCATAAGCCTCAGCCTTGATAAACATAGATACAAGGCGGGCAGGATGGTTGACCAAATTAGACCAGAAATTGCGTCGTTGAGTGGGACGTGGTTGACGGTCCAATACTTCGTCATAATCGGTGGGTAACAACTCCGGAGGGGCTAAAAGTGGGTGGAGCCAGTGGGGTGATAAAACAAGTTGTTTGACAAAATCGTTCATGGCTCGAAAGAGAAAAGGGGTCATGTCCAATTCCTTAGGTCGAACATCGTTAACTCGCGCCTTAATGCACTCCTCCTCGTTAGGCTTATTACGCACTGGTGCAAAGGCACCATGAATAATAGGTTGCATAAAAGGCTTAACAGCAGGAGGGGCTGGGGTGCAAGATTGGTCAGGGTTAAATTGGTATGCTCTGACAGAAGAACTAACAGGACAAACTTGGTCAGGCTTAGTCTTAGTGAAAGCACGATGGTATTCCAAAAGTGGTAACGCATTTTGCTTCTCACCTTCGACCAAGCCCTGAACCTGAGGTAAAGTGATATCATACTTGCTAGTTCTGGCAAGAGTGGATAAAGCATCATCAGTGGTAATTGGGACTGTGACACTAAGATATTGTCCAACTTTGCCTGTTGATATTCGAACACCTTCAACAGATTTAGTGATAAGACGCGTATATCCGTTGGGGTGCGCTACCACAAGTCGTGGCAAGGTATGGCCAGAGATGCATAAGTTATAGATGAATGCAGCCATGCCTTGCCAATGACCAATGGGAGTTAACATAATGATTTCGTGGTCGAGGGAAGTAGCTCGACGATCAACAAAATAAGCGGAAGTCTGATTTGGAAATGGCGATAAAAATGATCGCAAAGAAATTTTAATATGATCAGTGCTATAATTCCAAATGGGATGTTTGAAAGATCCGCCGCCAGTTACCGTATACTCAATTTGATTATCATCAGTGAAAGTGAAGGAGTAATTTTTCTCAACACGCGACACGGCGGTGGGTTGAACGGTATAAATAATGGTAGGGGCATTATGTTTAACCAGAAAAGCGGGCATATCTAAATATTGATCAACATCAACGAGAC